ATGCAGTGGGGAACGGATACGGAGCCACGAGCCCGCATGGCTTACGAGTTGATGACAGGCGAGGCTGTGGTGGAGACAGGCTTCATTCCACACCCCACCATCGCGGGCTTCGGAGCATCACCTGACGGGCTGGTAGGATCGGATGGGCTGATCGAAATTAAATGCCCAAACTCCGCCACCCACATTGAGACGCTGCTGGCTGGCAAGGTGCCGTCAAAATACATGATTCAGATGCAAGTGCAGATGATGTGCTGCGGGCGGGATTGGTGCGATTTCGTTAGCTTTGATCCCCGTATGCCCGTCGATATGAATTTCTGGATGCAGCGGGTCTTTGCTGATCCAGCGATGCAGGAAGACATCAGCGCCGAGGTGATTAAGTTCTTAGGCGATCTGGAAATAAAACTTCAGCAGTTGCGGGAGAAGTTTAATGTCTAAATCTAAACTGATTATTGCGACCTATGAACGCATTGAGGATGACGCGGGCGGGATGTGGAACGCTATCCCATCCATGACGCTTGACAAGGTGGCGCAGGAACTGGACATCCCACGCGATGAGGTCAGCGCGGTGATGGTTAGTTATTGGACAAATCAGGGTGCTGGTTGATGCCATACAAAATCCGCCTAACAGGTCCACGCCAACGCGCATACGCTCACCAACTTATAGACTTTGCGCCAGACTTATCGACTGTGACCATATCTGGCGGTGATCGAACCTTAGAACAAAACGACAAGATGTGGGCCATGCTGACCGATATAGCACTAGCCCGCCCAGAAGGTCGCAAATGGACACCTGAAACTTGGAAGTGCGCGTTCATGCACTCTCTAGGCCATCAGGTGGCATTCGCGGAAGGCTTGGATGGATCAGGTCCATTCCCGCTGGGGTTTAGATCGTCAAAGCTGACCAAGCCGCAGATGTCTGATCTGATTGAAACGATTTACGAATATGGCGCACGGCACGGTGTCGTGTGGTCTGAAAAGGAGAGCAAATGAAACCAAGACTAAACGCCACGAGGTGGCAGGCGCTCAAAGATATTGAGCAATACGGCGAAGAAGTCTTCACATCCATTCACAGCAATGTTCATGGCGCAGCGCTTTACAGCCTTGAACTGGTTGGCTGGGCTGAACGTGTAGACGCCCCAGACGATAGCCCATTCTTTATGGTTGAAACTGTCGGAAACCATTGGCGACTGACCGACGAAGGAAAAGCCGTTCTCAAAGTCTTACCAACAATCAAACCGAGGAACTGACATGCAAGACATCAACCAAGAACTGCTTCAGATCGTTGAACAGATTGAAGCACAAAATGCTGCGATTGCGGATGAAACCGAAGCACGGAAAGCAATCTATGCTGAAGCAAAATCCTCTGGCTACGATGTTAAGGTTCTGCGCAAGGTCGTGGCGCTGCGAAAGAAACGCGCCGATGATCTGGCTGAAGAAGAAGCAATTGAAACCATGTATCGCACAGCGCTGGGGATGTAATATGCACTGGATTCTAAAACCCTTCATGAAGACCGCAGCCTATTCCAAACTGCCGCCGCTGTATGAAGAAAAAGACCGCATCGAAGCGGCCATACAACGCGCCAAGAAGTCCAAGGCAAAGGTTGCCCACCTCTACGAAATGGCGCAGAAAAACAATGTGCAATGTTTGAAGTGGGAAAGATGGCTGACCTAGGGAATAGAGGTCCATTGGGTCAGAAAAAACCTAAGGCCGAACGTGGCACAGCTAAGGCGCGGGCGCACATTGCCCGCGTCAAACAACTGTCCTGCGTGATCTGCAATAAGCATGGGCCGAGCGATGCCCACCATGTGATCTGCGGGCGGTATGGGTCATCTAAGGCCAGCGACATGGATGTGATACCACTTTGCAAGGCGCACCATCAAGATGGCCCTGATGCGATCCACAACGGCAAAGCATCTTGGGTTGAGAAATACGGCGAAGACCACGAATATTTGCCGTTGGTCGAACAGTGGCTTTGTGGTATATAAATCAGATCAGGCCCTGCGTGGGGTAGAGACGGCAGGGAACTAGAGTCCCATGCGCTCAGGGTGCAGATCACCCCCACAATCATCCTATCGCTGCTGTGTGCTTCATAACTTATCTGTCAATCGGGTCTAATGCCCGAAGCACTAGGCCGTCTGCTTTGTGGAAGGTAATAGATTGCAACGCTCGTCTGCCGCCGTAACCCATGCTGGCCGCGTAGGCGTCAGGCGGGCAAAACGCACGCAGGCTTTCATGTCGCAGTGGGCCAATGTCCTTGGCCTGATCGTGGTGTATATGACCCGTCAGATAATGCCGATGGCGCGTCTCTGACCAAAACGGGCAAACATCCGACAAATAAAGCGCCATCTGTTGCGGTTTGCTTTTGTCGCCGTGGTGAGCAAAAATAGCGCACTTGCCCCATTGCATCATAAACAGATCACGCGGGTTCTTCTCAATCGTAACCCGTGGCTCGTCCCGATAGCGTTCAGCCAATGCGAAGTTAAGCGTCATACTGGAATGGGGGTCGTGGTTGCCCCGCAGAACGCGCACATGAATGCGGGCGTGTTTCTGCAAAAGGTGCAAAATCGTCTCAGCAATGATTGCTATGCCGACATCAAGCACCTTCCAAAACCGCCCGTCCACATCAAGTTTGTGGCGGTTCGCTGGTGTTTCGGCGAGAGTGTCGTCGCTGTGGAAGTAGTCCCCGCCAATAAGCAAGATCGATTGTTCGGCTGCAGGCGTAAGCGCCAGAATTTTGGCAAAAGCGTGCCTCATGTCTTTGGCCGCGTGGTCAAGGTCATAATCCTGCGATCCAGTTTCTCGGCCCCACGCCATCATCCCAACGTGGGCGTCCATCAGCGGATAGACAGCGCACAGGTCGGCCATCACGGTTTCAGGGGCCACCACAGGCTCGGCTGCGTCCATGCCCTCCAGCGCCTCGCGTATGCGCTCTGCAACGGCTTCTGGCTGTTCGGCTTCTGGCCGCAGCATAAGCGAATAGCCAATTTCGCCATCTTTCGGCGGAACCTTGGCCCACGCCAACGCGGGAACCATCCGTGTGCCAATAGCTTCCATGCCATTTTTGATCGCAGGGTCCAAACGATAATCTGTTCGAGCATCGGGCGTCATCCCGGCGCGGTCTAGCAGGCGTTTGAAACTGCGTTCTCCAAGGCCCATTTCCCGCGCTGCTTTGGCCACGCTGCCTGTGCGCTTAAATGCTGCAACGGCTTCTGCCTGTTTGGGCGTCACTTGCCACACCCAGCGTCAATCTGTTGGATCAGTAACGCGCCCGTGACCAACGAAAGCGGCCCACCGTCCGCCGCCAGTGACGCCGCATGGTTCGTCCTGCTTTGGATCGTGCCATCGCAGATTGCGTTAGTGCTTGGCGCGGTCGCGCAGCCACTCAGCAGCAGCAGCGGCATCAGTAGGACCAACATTGTCAATCCGTTTGGAAGTTTCGGCATAGCCTTTCAACTCCTCAATCTTGGCAGCATCTCTGCCAGCCTTCTTGCCGCCAAACCAAGCCGCTAGAAGAACCAGCACAGGCTTCAGGAGAGAGGCAAGGAAGGCGCTCATGCTTTGCGCTTGGCGATCACTGACCAAACGGCAACCGCTATCGTGCCAGCGGCCCCTGCCAGCCCTGCGGCAGTCTCTGCGTCTATGATGCCCTTGCCCACTAGCAGGCCAAAGGCCGCTGCCGCAAGCGTCCGCACGATGCCAGCGATTTCACTTGATGTCATTTTTTCATTCCCTGAAACATTGCCAAAATGGCGTTGAAGATTGCGGCAAGCGTAGAGTTTGCTTTGTCTTTCTCGCTCTCAACCGTGTGCATATCTGCGGTCACAGGCGTCAAGAACAGTGTTACTTCTGCATTACGGCGATTAACCAAGCCCTGCACAACTTCGCCGCCAGCCTTGTTCCACATCTTGAATGCAGCAGCGGCACGGTCCTTGTTGCCAGCGTTTAGTTCACGCAAGACAGTGGACTTTGCAAACGCTGTCGTGCCGATATTATATGCTAGGCTCACACACCCACCGAACTCGTTAGCATTCACCTTGGCTGTGATCAGCGCATCAACTGTGGCCGCGAATTTCTCAACGCCCTGACGCAGCAAATCCTCGGCGCGGTCTTGCGTGATCGTCATGCCCTTGTCAGGCACGATGCCAAGACCAGCCGCAGCAGTGGTTCCGTATCCGATTGTCCAGATGCCTACGATGTCTTTGTAGGCCGTCAACTTGCAGCCTTCGAACCGCTTGATCAAATCCAGTGTTGCTTGGTTGACGCTCACTTGTGCATATCCCTCTGAATTTCATCAAGCTTCTTGAAGATGTTGCTCAGCGCATCCTTGATCTCTTTCAGCTCGCGGTCATGGCCTTCCTTGGTTAATGCAAACTCAGTTTTTACGACAGCAATCTCTACAGCATGGCCTTGGGTCATCTTGTAGTGCATCCATGCAAACGCAATTATCGGGACCACAGCGAACTGGAGAATCATCCGCCCTAGCTCCATGATGTCTAATTCCTGCTGCATTAATAACGCCCTTCCCAAACACGCAAGTGAGCATTATCGCTGTTATTCATCTCACGGGCTACAACGTCACGCATAGCTGCCGTGTCATTGGCGTTAACGCCCCATTTCTTGGCCCACTCAGCCCACAGTTTCATTGGGATCAAGCCCACCAACTTGCTCTCTCCGAGGTGGCCTGCCCCTGCGCTTTTTAACGCCTTCGCCTTCTCCAACACTGGGTTGAAGTCGTGCGTCTGTTGCACGATTATCCTCCCCTCGTCCGTGAACATCTTTTCCGCTATTTTCGTCATGGGCGTCCTCAAACGTCAGATTTGGATAGGCTAGGCGCATCGTCTCAGCGACACTAACTGGCATCCGCAATATCTGCCCGCGCCTATAGCGGACACCGCC